CGGTTGCGTATCAAGCGTCGCTGGCAGCGGACATTCGGCGCGTCCTCTTGAACGAGCGTGGACTCAGCAACATCCACATCCACGAAGTTAAAGGATTCAGGGGCGACAAGATCGCGCGGTTCAGGGGCACGTTGGGTCTGCTGGAAAACAAGAAAGTTACATTCAACAGATATCGAAAGTTTGACGCGCTGTTTGAGCAGTTGATCAACGTGGGTTCTACGTCTCATGACGATATGCTCGATGCCTACACATGGTTGATTACATTCCTACAGCGGCGTGGGAACTTCTCGATCGAGTATTGACATGCGTAAGAAACTCTGGTTGGCGGTCACGGCTCACAATCCGCTAAAGCGCATCGGCTCAACACTTAAGGTGCTTTCTAATTACTGTGCGTTTGACTGTGACGTTACAGCGAACGTGTACATCAATTATGAAGCACAAGCTGCTGTAGGTGAGTTAGATACTCTGTTTGATCAGTTTCGTAAATCTATTCAAGTCAACGTTGTTGTCGCATCGCCTGGATACTCAGATTGGTATCTGACTTGGGCGCATAAGAACGACCTCGCTTTAGCGACATTACGTAAGGAGTATGACTACTATATTTATCAAGAGAACGATATGTTGTTGTGTAAGTACCACTTCAATTACTGGGTTGCTTGGGAGAAACGTCTTGAGCCTCATAACCTTGAGCCCGGTTTTGTGCGCTACGAGTATGCGCAAGGTAAAAAGATTGCTTTTGATAATCACCTAAGGCACTCATTAGTTGCCGAGACGCCGAAAATTTGGGGCGAGCGTGGGTTTAAGAGTCCCGTTGTTTTGGTTGTCGATCACGACATTAAGTTGTTCTCGCAAGTCTCAAACCCGTATTACGGTGCAATGATTTTGAGCCAGCGGACGGCGGACCAGTACATACGTTCGCAGAGTTTTGATCCCCACGGCAGCTACGAACGGGTTGGGTGCCGCAACTGGCCAATTGCCGATAGAAGCTCTATGGGACTAGCTTTTGAGGAGGTTCCTGACGGTCTGGATCACCGTCGCTGCGTCCCTTTGGTAAAACGGAACGGTCAGTATGTTGTGCCTGATTATGCTTTGATTCAACATGACGATACCAAATATACAGAGGATCTTATAAATCAGAGATTTGAGTTGATCGAGTGCAAGAATTTATTTGTCCTGTAACTAAAAGGCGTTTATTCGAGATCCGAGTGAGCGCTTGTGTTTTTCAATATGGGCGGTATTCTGGCTTTGCTTCTAGTGACGACCATGCCTATTGGATCTGGCGGTACGCCTTTGCCCGGTGATGAAGTGCGTACGCTCGTCTGGCCTAGTACTGACGATATGGTAAATCACCCACCGCATTACACTCAAGGCGACATCGAGTGCATCGATGCGATCCATTCCGCTTTGGGTTCCGATGGATTCAAGGCTTATTGTCGCGGTGCGTGTATCAAGTATTTGTGGCGCACCGACTACAAGAACGGTGTAGAAGATCTTAAAAAGTGCGATTGGTATCTAGATAGGCTTATTCAAGAGAACGAACGTACGGCGTGACAACGTGCGTTGAGCTAGACTGTTTTTGATAAAAGCTTAGATATGGACGTCAGAGCATTTGGGTCTATTTACGGACAGACCTCTAGCTTGCCGTACGCAAGCGGAAATACTGTCAACGCGTCTGGCACGAACGTAAGGTTTCCCGCCTGTCGTGGGATTTACGTCGAAACTGCTACGAAAACCGCTGATTCGGTCTTGGTTTGCACCTTGGCTGATTCTCCTGCGTCTCCTGTAACTCTGTCCAACATTCGGAACGACGTTCTGCTGCCGTGGTCGATTACGTCGATTAGCGGCACGTCGACCGTTGCTCGGGTAACTCTGCTTTACTGATCGTCATGGACGCTACTGAAGCGCTGACAAAGTATCTCTCTGGCGTTACTCGTTACAGTGAGTCACTTCCTGAGTATGAAGATTATAGAAAGTCGTTGATTTCACCTATTACTGGTGGCATCGCTGACAGTCTTATAAGTATGGCTCAGAACAAAATGTTGGCCGAGGGTCTTAGGGCGCAAGCCATGGGAGGTAGACCCGCCGTAAAGGTCTAACTCTTGGATTTGTTTCTCACTAAGGCAAAGGTCTAACTCTATGGCTGATCCGTTCTCGCAAGCTGGTGAATACTTCTCTGGCGTTTTTAACGAGCAGGGTAGAGCTGCTAGGCGGCAGGTTATGCGGGACCGGCCTGGTCTTGAAAATGATCTGTACGGACCACAGATTGAAACAGCGTCGACAGTGGGCGCGGTTCCCCCCGAGATTGCGACCTCAGCCCCCGTGGGAGAGAACGACTTCAACGTAAGTCCTGTCGAAACTGAGAGTGTCAAGGACGAACTGATTCAGATGGCTAAGTCTCGGCGTAACGGTTCCTCCGGAGATGTTTCGATCCGCGCCGGGGGCGGGTATAACCCCGCCGTTAAACAGGTAACATAATGGCAGTCGTTCACTGTCTCCATGCTGGTTGACTGTTTTACATATTTCAACGAAAAAGAGCTTCTTGAACTTCGAGTCAAATTACTTAAAGATCACGTAGACGGTTTTATTATCGCTGACGCAAATCGTACGCACCGTGGGGATCCTAAGGAGTTCACTGCGGTAAATACGATTCGCGAGTTGGGTCTACCGGAGGAGAAGATTCAAATCCTCCACGTTGAGTTACCTGATTTCGAGACGATTAAGGATCCGTGGATCCGCGAGCGTGGGCAAAGAGACGCCATCGGCGTTGGGCTTCATATGCTCCCCGACGATGCAATTTTTATAATCTCTGACTGTGATGAAATTGTTAACCCAGAATACTTGCCCGAGATTACAAAATATCTAGAGGAAAATCCCGGAGAGTTTGCGAACGTGAGCATGTCGTTTCACGTCGCCCGTGCTGATCGTCAACTTGTAAGTTCATCCGGCGAAGAGTTTGAATGGGTGTCTCCGATCGTCTGTCAAGTAGGCACTTTAAAAGAGATGTCTACTTTGTCTTCGCTGCGGGCTACGCCAGGTGGTCGCAAGTTTGGCAATCGCGATGCGGGCTGGCACTTTAGCTGGATGGGCGACGGAGATCGGCTGAAGGAAAAGCTTCAGGGATTTGCTCACTGCTGGGACGTTATTGGGAACGCCCACGCTCCGTTGTTTAGCGAAGAGATGAAAGAGCGCATGTCAAACTATAATCCTGAAATTGGCGGCAACGATCCTTTGGGGCGCGATGACCACATTATTGCTCCCTATCCGATTGAAAAGCTTCCGTCGATTTTATTTGAGCTAGAGTCTGTTCGGAAGTACCTGCTGCCCTCTGAAGATTGATTTTGCTTAAGGGTTCTCTTCCATAGAAATCCTTTACGAAGTAGAATTCAAGGACAGCGTTACTCGTTGCCGTGGCTGATTTAATGACTCGCGAGATCCAAAAGAACTTCTCTGGTCAGCAGGGTCACGGATCTTCGCCCGATGGTTCTTCTGATCGCAAGGAAGCTCGTCGCGAAGCCCTTCGTAAAGCCACTAAAGCCAAGGCTATGCGTCAACAGTCCGACGACTGATCTAAAAAGCTGAGGCTCACTCTCAATGCCTGCGGATAATCTTGGTATTAGGCAGCGGTTTGCCGAGATCTTAGAGGCTTCTAGGACTCAAGATCGGAGCAAACAGTCTGCCACGATGGTTGTTCTCAGCCATTTGCAGCAGATGGTGCTGCTCATGATGAAGAAGGGCCTCTTTTTCTACTGTGAGCAGGACACCTACAAGAGCCGTACGAAGTTTTTAGACGACTTAATCAGCTTAAACAAGCTTGATATTCGTTTTCCGTCGATTATCCGGAATTTCTTGATCGACGGCTGTGGGTTGTTCTACTTTCGGCCCGATCCCAAACTCAAGTACCAGATTTACTTCTTCAACAAGAACCAATACCGGGTTTATCACGATGTAAACGGCGAAATTGAGGAGGTTGTGCTCCTCTACAGCTATAAAGTTCGCAACTCGACCATCGGCTTGCCGGATGCGTCGTACGGACAGAACAAAAGATACGTCCGAGTATCGATTACGGCTGACCGAATCTCGGAGTCGGACTCTGATACCGAACTCAGCTTCGAATTGGACTCTGGCGCGGTCCTCACACCTCTAAATAGCCGCGAGAATCCGTTCAAATTCATTCCGGCGGTCGAAGTCTTAAACAAACCCAACGCCAGCGGCACCGAAGGCGAGGGTGAGTTTGAGCCTTTTATGGAACAGATTGTTCTGCACGATCAAATGATGCAGAACATTGCCAAGAACATCGAGTTCTTTGGTAATCCCACGCTGATCAGCTCGCGTCCTCGTAGCGATCTGGTCGAAGCATCGGATTCTGACCGGAGCTTCCGCCCGACCATCAGTAGTCAGAGCGGATTTGCCGGGATCGACACTCCGTCGACCCGTGTTTCGGAACCGTTTGGGTCTAGTTCGTCGATTGGCGGACTGCGAGTGCCTCGGATCATCGCGAACGTGGAGCCGAGCGACCGCGTGGGCTATATGACGCCCGACCCGGTTAACGGCGACATGAATCGTTACGCTCTGTTACTGCGGGAAGAGATTCGTACCGCTCTGGGCGGCGTTGACGAGATTTCTATCAGTGCAGGCGCAACCGCGACGGAAATCAAGGGTCTTATGGGCCGAGCGCAAGCTACAGCGCTCCGTAAGAACAAGAGTTTCTTGACTTACGGTTTCTGTCGTTTGTTAGAGATGATTCTGTTCCATCAGGAGCAGGTTTTCCGCGAAAGTTTCGCTGCCGTCTCCGGGCTGAATCCTCCCACGCCGCCTGAGGAACAAACTCCGGAAGATCAAGAGAAGTTTCAAGCAAAATTTGCTAAGTACGAAGCGAAACTTGATCAGTCGATTCAAAAAGCTCTACAAGAGAACAAAGTCCCCCGTGGGGTGTACGGACTGCCGCCGGATGGCGATCGGCAAGTCACTTATAGATTCCAAGGTGATGTCTACGAAGACACTGCGTATGACATTAACCAAAAGTCTATTGTTGTACGTAATTTGCAGGAGTTAGGTGTAGATTCTGTAGAGGCGCTGAAGTATCTATTCCCCGACAAGACGGATCTGGAGCGAGCAGAAATGCTCAAAGGATTTCCGTTCAGAATGATTCAACAAACGCAGGGCGCGATGCAGCAATTTCTACTATTATTGAATCAGATGTTGCAAGCGCCACATCCTCTTGCGCCGAATCAACCGCTTGCGGCTGACCCTCGGCTAAACCTGACGCCCTTGCTCTATAGGACGTTTGACCACCTCGCGCAAGAACTAACCTACTCGGGCAGCTATGAGCCAGCAGATCCCAGCTTCGATCCCGAGCCCGGTCTCCCCGGCGGTAGCAGCCCCTCAGGCGGCGCCCTCCGTGGAAATGGGCTCCCCAACAGCCTACCCGCAATGGGTAGTCAATACCCCGGTGGCAGCTTCGGCGCCTATGCCCCAAATGC